AAACGTGGCGGGTTATCAGCATTTCGTCAGCAGGGCTTATGTGCATCATGCAGGGAGCCAGACGATAGGCGTTGATTTCAAGAAAAGCCATGAGGAACCGAGGGCGTGGATAATGGAAAACCGCCCAGATATGTACGAACTTATTTACGGTTAAATTAGTCTGAATGGTTGATTACTTCACAAAAGTAGATGGTTGCCATAACTTTAACGAAGATTCTTTCTTGATAGAAAAAGAAACGGTTAGATATGGCTTAGAAAGTGGTGGAGTCTTTTACGGGATCAAATATTACGAGGTGAAGTGGCTTGATGAGGCTAGCCCGTTGAATTTGTTCCCGGAGTTTATGCACAAAGACTTAATTGTTAGATATATGACAATAAATCATGCAGCATATCCACACACAGACAGCGGTACAGAGGTTTCAGTAAATTTTTATATGAACACGACAAACGAGGCGACAAATTTCTATGAGTTTTCGGTAGATGAGCCGACGGTAGGAAAGTTGCCTAATCAGACTAATGGAAGTGTTTTTAGTCTGGACGAATTAAAGAAGGTATGTAGCTTCAATGCAAAAGATGGAGATATTTACATTTTGAATGTCTCCAAGATTCACAGCGTCATGGATGAAAAGCTAGTTCCGTTGCCAAAGATGAGAAAGGCAATAGTTGTAAATTCTGCAATTTATCCGTATAAGGCGTTATGTGAGTCGTTAAAGTTGGCAGCATAGAGTAAGCATGACATCCAGAGGATAATGCAAAAATGGAAACAACAGACGATTTTAAAACCGTAGAAATCGGAAAAGGGTTAGCAGGACCGGGAAGACCTAAAGGAATGCCTAATAAGGCTACTAGCAAGGTCAGAGAGGCTATTGCTGAACTACTAGAGCGTAATGCAGGGAACATGGATAGATGGCTTAACGAGGTCGCAGATAAAGACCCGTACAAAGCCCTAGACCTAATGCAGAAGTTGAGCGAGTACCATATACCTAAGCTGGCAAGGACTGAGGTGACAGGTAAGGACGGGGAAGCTCAGGAGATGGTAATCAGATGGGGAGGTAAGAAATGAGCTACAAGCCAGTAAATTGCCCAAGTTGCAGCGCGTTCCTAGTGAACAACAAGTGCCTGAACTGCGGATACGTTAAGTGACAGAGATTGTCATTCCTTACGAGCCGCGAGATCAGCAGCTAGAGATACATGATGCGATTGAGCAGCATCGTTTTACTGTGGTGGTTGCCCATCGTCGCATGGGAAAGACTGTTTCGGCTATCAACCATCTCATCAAGTCTGCTATCGAGTGCGACAAGCCAGACCCACGATTTGCCTACATTGCGCCTACCTACGGACAAGCCAAAAGGGTAGCGTGGGATTACCTTCAGAAGTACACACGGTCATTAGGAGCTACCTACAATGTCTCTGAGTTACGCGCTGATTTTTATGGGCGTCGGGTTAGTCTATATGGGTCTGATAATCCTGACAGTCTTAGGGGGCAGTATTTTGATGGCGTGGTTATCGACGAAGTTGGCGATCAGAACCCACGCATTTGGAACGAAATCGTCCGACCTGCTCTTGCCGACCGTATTGGGTGGGCTTGTTTCATTGGCACTCCTAAAGGTAATAACCATTTCGCTGAGTTAGCGGACAGGGCTAAGACCGAAGAAGGCTGGCGATTCCTAGAGTTCAAGGCTAGTCAGACAGGAGTCTTGCCGGACTCAGAGCTTAAAGCAGCCTATCGAGAGATGGGCGAGGACAGGTACAACCAAGAGTTTGAGTGTTCCTTTAACGCAGCAGTCGAGGGGTCTTACTATGGCAAAATTATTAATGACCTTGAAAGGGATAGCCATATTACTGACTTTCCTCGTGATGATCTGTGCCGTAGCTTTGTTGCATGGGATCTTGGCATGGGTGACTCTACGGCTATATGGGTTGCTCAACTGGCTGGAAAAGAGGTTAGATTGCTCGATTGCGTCGAAAACCATGGACAGGGATTAGACTGGTACGTCCGCTGGCTTAAAGAGAATGACTATGCAGGGTTCACCCAAATCCTGCCCCATGACGTACAGGTGAGAGAGCTAGGCACAGGCAAGAGCCGCAAGGAAGTCTTAGAGGAAGCAGGGCTATCGATAACGGTTGCGCCTAGACTGTCGGTGGCTGACGGGATACAGGCTGTCAGAAGGCTATTGCCTAGATGCTGGTTCCATCCGAGGGTTAAGCCGGGGTTAGATGCGCTGAGGAACTACCGTCGGGAGCATGACGAGAAGCGGCAGATATTCTATGAGAAGCCGCTACATGACTGGTCTAGCCACATGAGTGACGCTTTTCGCTATCTGGCTATAGGTCTTGACGAATCAGATAGTTCATGGCAGACAACGTTGCCAATTTCTACCAAATGGATTGTATAATCAGCAAAACCCGTTAAGGATTTGCTATGAAGATGGATGACGGTCAGATCAAGAGTATTATCGAAAATGAAATCGATAACTCTATTGGGTACATTGATACCGAGACAACAGATCAACGGGCTAAAGCCCTAGAGTATTACCTACGTTATCCCTATGGTAACGAGATTGAAGGACGCAGCCAGATCGTCACAGGCGAGGTAGCCGAGGCTATCGATGGTGCGTTACCGCAACTTATCCGAGTCTTTACGACTACCGAGGATATTGTCTCTTTTGAGCCGCAGACTCCAGAAGATGAGCAGTCTGCTAAACAGGCTACCGATTACTGTAACTGGGTGTTCTACCGCGAGAATGACGGTCTAATCATCCTGCATAACTGGTTCAAGGATGCGCTGATGATGAAGGTCGGCGTAGTCAAGGCGTACTGGGAAGCCAAAGAGGACGTTAACAAAGAGTCCTACAAGAACCTAACCGAAGATGAATTAGCCTTACTACTGTCTGATCCTGCCATTGAGGTGGTCAGCCAGAACGTCGAGTTTATCGATGGTGGCGTTGATCCGATGGGCTTTCCGATCCAAATTCCGTTGTACTCGGTCAAGGTCAAGAAGGTTAAGAAATACGGCTGCGTCAAGATTGAGAACGTACCGCCGGAAGAATTCCTGATTAGCAAATCGGCAAGAACTATTGAGGATAGCCCGTTTGTAGCTCATCGTCGCTTGATGACTCGTTCAGAGTTGGTAGCGATGGGGTTTGATAAGGATGTGGTCGAGGGATTGCCTTCTTACGATGATCTTCAGTACACAACCGAGCGAGTAGCCCGATTCTCTCAGGGTGAGCAGCCGGATGAGAATATTAGCCTTGACCCTACGATGCAGGTCTGTGAGGTCTACGAGTGCTATATCAAGATTGACGTTAATGGTGACGGTATCGCTGAACTGCGGAAGATTACCTACGCTGGCAGCGAAATCTTGGATGACGAGGAATGTGACCTAGTTCCATTCCATAGCCTGTGTCCTATCCCTATTCCGCACAAGTTCTTTGGTCAGAGTTTGGCAGACAGGACGATGGACATTCAGCTAATCAAGTCCACTGTAACCCGTCAAATGCTCGATAACCTGTACCTAACGAACAATGCCCGTATCGGGGTTGTTGATGGTCAGGTGAACTTGGATGATGCGCTAAATGCTACTCCGGGCGGGATTATCCGCATGAAGTCGGCTGGTGCTTTGCAGCCTATCGAGGTTCCTGCGGTAACGGCTCAGGCTTTCCCGATGCTTGAGTACATGGATGCGGTTCAGGCTAAACGTACAGGCGTTAGCGACCAGCAACAGGGTCTTGACCCGGACGTTCTGAATAACGTATCGGCTACGGCTATTGCCGCGATGATGAAGTCGAACTCTGGCAAGCTGGAGTTAATCGCTCGAATCTTTGCTGAAACGGGCGTTAAGTCGCTGTTCAAGGGCATTTTGCATCTATTGGGCAAGTATCAGGATCAGGCAAAGATTGTCCGTATGCGCGGCAAGTTTGTGGCGTTTGATCCTCGTACATGGACGAATCAATACGATGTGGCGATTAACGTCGGCTTGGGTTCAGGTGACCGGGATCAGAAGCTAGCCATGCTCCAGATGATTCTAGGCAAGCAAGAGCAAGCCTTGACTCAGTTCGGCACATCGAATCCTCTGGTATCTGTCGGTCAATACCGCGATACCTTGGCTAGACTGATTGAATCGGCTGGTTTCAAGGATGCTAAGGCTTTCATTAACGAGATCAGCCCTGAGCAGAACGCACAACTGTCGCAACCACAAGAGCCTAAGCCAGATATGCAAGCGGAGGCTACTCGTCTAATCGCAGAGGTTGAGCGTGAGAAAACTGAGGCTAAGGCACAGATTGAGGCTGCTAAGTTGGAACTAGAGAAACAATCGCTAGAGGCTGAATATACTCGTAAGGGTATTGAGATGGCGATGAAGGCAGAGCGTGATGCAGCAGATATGCGGATTCGTGAGGCAGAGCTAGCGGTCAAGCAGTTGCAAGCGATTCTGGCTATGGACTTGGCTGACGAGGATAGCCGCAACAAACAGGCTGATATTGTCCTGAAGGCGATTAAAGAGCTAGGCAACCTAACGTCAAGGCAGATGTAAATGGCTGGCTTACTGAGCGATATTCTAGGTCTGATAGACAGGGCTAAACAGTCCACTAGGGCTAATGTTGGCTTGTTAATGGACAACCCACAAGAGTATGGTCGGCAGATTAACGAGTCGGCTAGAGACATCAACCGACAGGATACGTTAGCGGTTCAGGGTCAAAATGCCATGCTTTCAGGTATGCAGCCGAGTTCTGAGCAAATGGCTGCAATGGCGGCTATGCGTCAACGTGCTGAAAACTTAGCGATGGGCTTTGCTGGAACGGTAGGCTCTAGCCCAAGAAGTCTGCCGCTTGGTGACTTTGGTGAGATAACAAAATTCAGCAAGTCGCTTCCTAAAGGTGATCTATATAGGGAGCTAGGCACTAATAATCTTCTTAATATGGCATCTGGTTCTAGCCCAATGGGTGCGCCAATAACGATGTTTGCTGAAATCCCTGAGATGGCTTTAGGGCAAGGAGCTAACAAAGGCATACTCTTTAAAGTTGAATCAGGTGGATTAACCGGCAAGCCATATATGGGCAAACCGGGGCTAGATCAGGCTTTCTTGCAAAGGGCTGGCGAGTTTGAGATTAAAGAACAGCCGAATAAGATACTAAATGCGGTGCGTGAGGTTTGGGTTTCTCCAGAGGCTTACAAAGGAATTTCTAAATCGGAAAAGATAAGACTAGATCGGATGCTTTCCTCTTTTGAAAATTCTGGTGTAAAAGTTAATAAAGTTGATACTTTGCCGGGAAGATAATGGACAAATCCCTTTGGGCTGAGAATCTGCTGAAAGATGAGTGGTTCCAACAGATGATGTCGGAGCTAAAGACAGCAGAACTTAACAAGTTTGCATTGAGCCAGTATGATGACATCTCGACCAGAGAACAGGCATACATGACGCTTAGGACGCTAGATATTGTCGAAACGTATCTTGAAGGACTATCGGCACAGAAGAAGATTGATGCTAAAAAACTAAAGATTTTGTAATCCGAGTCGGGCGGTTCCCGATATAATTTAGGAAATACATATGAGCGATACTCAAAGCACGACTCCCGAGGGAAATGCTGAGTTAAACGTAGGTAGTGCAGCCGACGCTATCATGGGTCTTATGGGTGGGCAAGAAGGCTCCGAACAGGAACAACCGGAAACCCAACTCGAAGCCAATGATAGCGAAGCCGAATCCGAGGAGTCTTATGACGAATCGGAGGTAGAACAAGATGAAGGCGATGAAGAAGCCGAGGAGCCTCCTAAATACCGCGTTAAAGCCGCTGGTGAGGAAAAAGAGGTAACCCTTGACGAGCTTATCAAGTCTTATCAACTTGGCACAGACTATACGAAGAAATCGCAAGCCGTAGCAGAAGAACGCAAAGCCGTAGAAGCAGAGAGGCAGCGTATCGAGGAAGCTAGGTATCTGCGTGACCAATACGCAGAACGGTTGCAGGTGATTGAGCAGATGCTTAACCAGCAGCCAGAAACTGAGAATCTGGACTATCTGAAGGAAACCGACCCTATTGGGTACGCAGTTAAGGTTGCAGAGTTATCACAGCGGGAAAAGCAGTTAGCTCAAGTTCAGGCTGAACGACAGCGGATTGCACAGCAGCAGGATCAGGAACGTCAGGAGCAACTCGGTCAAGTTATACAGGCTGAAGCTCGTAAGCTGGCAGAGGCAATACCTGAGTATGCTGACCCACAGAAGGGTGAGATAGCTCGGCGGGAACTGCGGGAGTTTGGTCAGAAGCTAGGTTTTACAGAACAGGAATTAGCGGGAATCTATGATTCTCGTCAGGTTCTAACGTTATGGAAGGCAATGCAGTACGATAAATTACAGTCTGCAAAGCCGGGAATCACGAAGAAGGTAAACGAGGCTCCTAAAGTAATGAAGTCTGGCGTTTCCCAAGGTCGTGATGGTAACGAGGAACTGAAAAAGTTAAAAGCCAAGGCTAGGCAGACCGGAAGGGTTGCTGATGCCGCTAAAGCATTTGAACGTTTCTTATGAGGAATTAAATCATGCCTACATTTACAGCACACAGCGCAATTGGTCAGCGCGAAGATTTGACCGACATCATCTATGACATCTCGCCAACTGAGACACCATTCATGTCTTCTATTGGCAAGACCAAGGCAACTGCCGTTTATCACGAATGGCAGACTGACTCACTGGCTGCGGCTACTACGGCTAACGCTGCGATTGAAGGTGCTGACGCTACATCGGCAACTCTGGCTCCTACTGTCCGTCTTGGTAACTACACCCAGATCATCCAGAAGACCGTTCAGGTCTCCGGTACTCTGGACACAGTGAACAAGGCTGGTCGTAAGTCGGAAAAGGCTTATCAGTTGGCTAAAGCATCGGCTGAACTGAAGCGCGATTTGGAAACCATCCTGTGCGCTAACCAAGGTCGTTCGGCTGGCACATCGACTATCGCTCGTAAGCTCGGTTCGATCCTGTCATGGATCAAGACTAACTCGGACAAGGCTTCTGACGGTTCCGATCCAGCGACAATCGGTGTTTCGACCCGTACTGACGGTACTGTTCGTACTTTCACCGAGACTCTGCTGAAGACTGTTGTTTCCGAGGTGTTCGTATCGGGCGGTTCTCCGAAGATTCTAATGGTTGGTGCTGCTGGTAAGCAGAAGGTATCGTCGTTTGCTGGTATCGCTGCACAGCGTTACATGGCTCCGGGCAATACTCCGACCACCATTATCGGTGCGGCTGACGTTTATATGTCGGACTTTGGCACGATGTCGGTTGTTCCTAACCGCTTCATGCGTACCCGTGATGCTCTGATCCTTGATCCTGAGTACGCAGCACTTGCTTACCTGCGTCCATTCCAGACCAATGATCTGGCTAAGACCGGCGACAGCGAGAACACTCAGCTTCTGGCTGAAGTAACGCTCGAGGTTAAGAACGAAGCCGCACATGGCATCGTTGCTGACCTTGATATGTCTCTGTAATAAGTAGCAAATAGCCCCTGCCTAACGGTGGGGGCTACCTACAAAAGGAATTTATGAGTACTCCGATACGGACTCAAACAGCATTTGAAGACGGTGATGGCGGGATTGTCATCGAGACTAAGCAGGATGTAACAGAGATTATCGAAGCCAATAAGAAGCAACTGGACTACGATAAATCTCGGCAAGGACACCTAAACGAACTGCATCACGTTGCTCGAATACCCTTTACGGTTATAGATGTACTGAACCAGAAAGGGATTATGAAGGGCTTTAACGTGGTCGATGAGGTCGGTTTCGCTAGGTGGCTGAACGATCCTGATAATGCTGTTTGGAAAACGTATAGGGGTACTGTATGAGAGTTGGTGTTTGCGTCCCATGCCGGGATGAGGTGCATACTGGTTTTGCTTTTGACTTTGCTCGAATGACAGCGCATGATGCGTCAGTACGTTGCAAAGATGGTAAAGGCGGTTTAAGTTTATACACAATGCCGGGAACGCTGATATTTGACCAGCGTGAGAAGTTGGCAGAAGTGGCATTAGGTGAAGGATGTGACGCGCTATTGTTTATTGATAGCGATATGCGGTTTCCGCATGACATCATTGACATAATGTTAAGTAGAGATGTGCCGATTGTTGGGGTAAATGCAACGACTAGAAGGAAGCCTGTAACGCCTACAGCCAAGATACTCACAAGGTATATGGAGGGTGATACAGAGGTTCGTAAGTGGTCGAACATTGACTCTCGCGGCAAGGAAGGGATTGAGGAAGTTACAGCGGTTGGGTTTGGTGCTGTGATGATCCGTAGAGAAGTGTTTGAGAAGACGGGCAGACCTTGGTTCGATGCTGGATGGGGTTCTAACGGTGTATGTGGTGAGGATGTGTATTTCTGCGTCAAGGCTGGTTCTGAGGGCTTCCAGACGTATGTAGACCACGAATTATCGATGCACATCCGGCACATCGGCACTTACGAATACGGTTGGAAAGATTTTGAGCAGCTAGAGGAATAACATGGCATTTACGACCTATAGCGAGTTAAAAACAACGATAGCTAACTATCTGGCTCGTAGTGATCTGACTTCAGTTATTCCGGACTTTATCCGTCTGGCTGAGACTAGGTTGCAGAGAGACCTAAGAATTCGTCAGATGTTAGTGGTAGCTACAGCAAGTACAACGGGTGGCGATTCAACACTTGGATTGCCTACCGACTTCTTAGAGATGAGAGATATTCATCTCAACACGACTCCGATTACTACGCTACGTTACAAGGCTCCTAACTCGTTTTATCAGGAGTCTAGGGTAACGGATGGCGGCAAGCCCATTGATTACACTATTCTCGGTGCGGAGATGCAGTTAGCTCCGGTTCCAGATTCGTCTTATACGGCGCAGATGTTGTATTACGCCAAGCCTCCTGTATTATCAGATTCGACAGCTAGTAACGTATTCTTGGCTTATGTGCCTGATGCGTTGCTATATGCGTCTTTGGCAGAGGCAGAGCCGTATTTGATGAATGATGCAAGGGTGCAGACTTGGGCTTCCTTGTATTCTAGGGCGATTGATTCGATCTCTACGTCCGACCAAGCAAGCGAGTATAGTGGTCAACCTATGTCTATGTCTTATAACGTGAGGTAAATCATGGCTGAAATGTCGAACTACCTAGAAAATGCGTTGATTAACGCTACTCTACGGAATACAGCCTACACAAGCCCAGCAGCGGTTTATGTAGGTCTTTACACAAGCGATCCGGGTGAAGGCAATACAGGTACTGAGGTATCTGGTGGTTCCTACGCTCGTACAGCGGTAACGTTTGGTTCTCCTAGCAACGGTGTGTCAACGAATAGCGCGTCTGTAACGTTCCCTACTGCTACTGGCACATGGGGTACTGTGACTCACGTTGGCATTCTGGACGCGACAACTAGCGGCAACCTGCTGTATTACACAGCCTTGGATGCGTCTAAGTCGATTGCTTCTGGTGACGTGTTCACAATCTCGACAGGCAATCTTTCCGTAACTCTGGAGTAATCTATGGCACTCGTAATTGCTGACCGAGTTCGGGAAACGTCCACCACGACCGGCACAGGCACATTAACCTTGGACGGTGCAGTAACGGGCTTTCGTACTTTCGGATCGGCGATTGGCGATGGTAATACTTGCTATTACACGATTACTCTCGGTGCAGATTGGGAAGTTGGTCTCGGTACTGTTGGAACGGGTACGTTAGCTCGTACTACGGTACTGAAATCATCTAACAGCAACAGTGCGGTTAACTTCGGTGCTGGCGCTAAGGATGTCTTTGTAACGTATGCGGCTGATGTTGCAGTTACAACAAACGGCGCAACATTTACAGGTGATGTAACTCTTAACGCTCAATCTGATTTAAGGTTTGCAGATTCAGATTCTAGCAATTGGGTTAGTTTCCAAGCACCAGCTACGGTTGCATCAAATGTTACTTGGACATTGCCATCAGCAGATGGGACTAGCGGTCAAGTTTTGCAAACGAATGGCACTGGAACCTTGTCTTGGGGTACATCTAGCGGCATTTCAACTGGTAAAGCCATTGCTATGGCTATTGTATTTGGAGGCTAAATCATGGCTGCGCCTAATGTCGTTAATGTTTCAACAATCACAGGTAAAACTGCTGTGCAAGCAGTCGGAACATCTGCTACTGCTATTGTTACTAATAGCTCTGGTAGCGGGAAAGTATTAAAGGTTAATGCTCTATACGTTAGCAACGTAGATGGCACTAACAATGCAGATATAAATGTAGATTTATTCCGTAGTTCAGTTGCTTATCACATTGCAAAGACGGTAGTTGTACCTGCTGATGCAACATTAGATGTGATTAGCAAGGCTATTTACTTGGAAGAAGGTGACAGCCTTCGTCTAACTGCTAATGCCGCAAGTGACCTTGAGGCTGTATGCAGCTACGAGGAAATCAGCTAAATGATTGACCGCGAAAACGGTGGCGTAATAGGTAAGGCGAACACGCCTACTGTTAGTGCTGCGTCTGGTGTTTGGTCTTTGGCTGAAGTTCAAGAAGCCAAGCAAGCTGGTATTTGGCCGGGGCTTGGCGTACCTATTGAATATCTTGTAATTGCAGGTGGCGGTGGTGGTGGGTCTGGAGCATCTGGATATGGAGGTGGCGGAGGCGGTGCTGGCGGCTACTTAACGTCAACTGCCGCAATACCTTTTGGTGTATCTCAAACCGTAACGGTTGGCGGCGGTGGAGCAAGCGCGGCAAACGGATCGAACTCTGTTTTCGGAAGTATTACTTCCACTGGTGGCGGCAAAGGTGGGCAAGGAAGTTCAGGGACATTAACAGGATCATCTGGTGGCTCTGGTGGCGGTGGTGGTTCTGCTAACACAACAGGCACAAATGCTGGTGGTTCTGGAACTTCAGGTCAAGGTAATAATGGTGGCTCTGGCTATAACAGAAACGGATCAGACAGCTACATTAACGCTGGCGGCGGCGGTGGAGCTGGTGCTGTGGGCGGGGATGGATCGACAACTGCGCCCGGTAATGGTGGCGCTGGTCTTGCGTCATCTATTACTGGCTCATCAGTAACTAGAGGCGGTGGTGGTGGTGGTAGTACATTCAACAGGGCTGCATCTACCGGAGGCTCTGGCGGCGGTGGAGCTGGTGCTGTTTATAACAACAACGGTACTGCTGGAACTGCCAATACTGGTGGCGGCGGTGGTGGTGGTCATCCTAGCGGAGGGGCTGGTGGTTCAGGTGTTGTGATTATCAGGACGCTAACCGCAGCAGCCTCAACAACCGGCTCTCCATCTGTCACTACTGATGGAAGCTACACAATTTATACGTTCAACAGCTCCGGCTCAATCACGTTCTGAGGTAAGTAATGCGTCGAGGTAATGGAAGTGTTTTAGGCAAACGAAACGCTCCGACGACATCTTCTGCGTCAGGTGTTTGGTCGCTCAAGAAAGTGCAAACATCTAGGCAGTCTAGTGTTTGGCCGGTATTGGCAATTACGGTTAATTACTTAGCTATTGCTGGTGGTGGTGGTGGTGGACGGTTTGGAAATCCCGGAGGTGGAGGCGGTGCTGGCGGCTATCGCTGTTCAATGTCTGGAGAGAGTTCAGGTGGCGGAGCATCGGCAGAATCAACTCTTGCATTAACAGGCGGTGTTACTTATACGGTGACTGTTGGTGGTGGTGGCGCACAAGACGCTTCTGGTAGCAATTCATCTATTTCTGGAACTGGGATAACTACCGTTACTTCTACTGGTGGCGGTGCTGGTTCAGCAACCTCCAATAACGGTGATTCTGGTGGCTCTGGTGGCGGTGGTAATTACTCTGGAAACGGCGGTGCTGGCACAGCAAATCAAGGATATGCGGGTGGTAATGGCAATGGATACTCTGGAAATGTTTACACCACAGGTGGCGGAGGTGGTGCTGGTGCGGTTGGCGCAAACGGGAATTTAATCGCACAAACTTCTGGCAATGGTGGCACTGGTGTTTCTTCTTCCATTACTGGCTCTGCTGTTACAAGAGGTGGCGGGGGTGGTGGCTCGAAATATATAACTGGAACCGCTGGCTCTGGCGGTGCTGGTGGTGGCGGCGCGGGTGGATCATCGTCTGTGGCTGGTGGTGCTGGCACAGCAAACACAGGCGGCGGTGGCGGTGGCGGCTCTGGAACAGCAGGTGCAGGTGGCTCTGGTGTTGTCATTCTCCGCTCATCTGTGGCGGCGGTATCAACAACCGGATCGCCAACTGTTACAACAGACGGATCATTTACGGTGTACACATTCACAGCTTCTGGATCAATTACGTTCTAAGGTACGACATGGCTCACTTTGCACAACTTGATGAGAACAACGTGGTCACTCAGGTGATCGTGGTGAACAACAACGACTGCTTGCTCGACGGTGTTGAAAATGAAATCGTCGGCGTAGTGTTCTGTAAGTCGCTATTTGGCGAAGATACGGTCTGGAAGCAGACTAGTTATAACGGAACAATTCGAAAAAATTACGCTGGAATCGGCTACACTTATCAAACAGACATTGATGCTTTTGTTCCTCCGCAGCCTTATCCATCGTGGACATTAGACGCTAATGCTCAATGGCAACCGCTAGTAGCAATGCCTACCGATGGAAAGATGTACTCATGGGATGAGGCAACGACATCTTGGGTCGAGATAGTAGAGGCTTAAATGCTTGGATTCCTACCGTTATCTGCTGCTGCAATATCTGAAGATAGCATCACTACGCTTGTCACAGCGTCAGGGGCGATTAACGGTAGAGCGTTAGTTACTGCGGCTGGAACTAAGACGGTTAGCGCCTCTGGTGCAATCCTTGGTAGGGCTGTTGTAACGGCTGCTGAAGGGGCTATACAGGGTTCAGCCTCGGTTACTGGTAGAGCCGTAGTCACTGCGCTAGGAGGTTACTCTAGGTCTGCTGTAGCGGCTATTGTAGGCACTGCGACGGTTACAGCGGCAGGTGGAACGGCTAAGTTTGCGTCTGCTCAGATTGTTGGCGTAGGAACATTTACAGCGATAGCGAATAATGCTGTTTTGGCATCGGCTGCGGTTACTGCTGAGGCTGACGTTCGTTGCGTTGGTGGGGTTACGAGATCGAGTGCTGTAGGGTCAATCAGTGCTAGGGCTGTGGTTACTGCTGAAGGCATGATTTACGGTGAAGAATGGACGAAAGTTTCTCCGGTGAGTGATACATGGCAACGACAAGAATAAACTTTGGTGAGTGGCTACCGGATCAGCCGAGTATCGTTCAGGCGGTATCGGATGCGGTGAACTGTTATCCGGTTGCTAGTGGTTATGCGCCTATCCCCAATATTGAGCCTTATCCTAACGATGAGACTCAGGCTTCCGAGACTTTGCTGACCTGCTTTGGTGGTAAGTATGGCGGTCAGAATGTCTTGTTTGCCGCTAGTGCCTCCAAGTTGTACAAGTTTGATACATCAAATAACTCATATTCGGATGTTAGTAAATCTGGTGGTTATTCGG